CCTCCCATGCGTTCCTCTGTTTGTTTCTTTGCTATTCTACTAAAATGACTACTGCCATATTTTTTAAATGTAGCTTGTCCGCCCAGAGGTGCTATCTTTTTCAGTTGTTTCCGTCTTTTATTATTCATAATCTACTTGATTTGGTTCTGCAATTATTATTCCGTGTTCTTGTGCAAAATATACCCTTATCTTTTCCCAGTATTCCACATCTTCTGTTGTCGTTAAATCCTCCGAACTATCTTTTTCATATGGTAAAAACATTGACTTACAAAAGCTGTGTATTTCAAGGGGGAGCATTCCTAATTCATCAGCTATTGTTGTCATCATTACAGACCAGTAGAATTTTCTCATTTGTCCGCTCTTTGGCTTGCTTGGCTTTCTTATGATCAACTCATATTTCCCGGGCCACAGTGTCCTAATGTATTTATGAAATAACTCCATTTCTTTCAGTGGTAATCTGTGGTCTTTGTCTATTTCTACTGTGAATTTTGGGGTTGGGTTGCTCATATTTTAGAAAGGAATATCTTCGACATTTATATCGTCTGTTTCTGACTTTTCTTGTTTATTATAATTCCCCACCTCACCATTATTTTCTTCGCTCTTGGCATAACCTTCTTCTTTCTTCCAATTGTTTATCTTTGCATATCCTTTGCCTTGCTTTGATTCCAATAAGTCGAGGTTGATCCATTCTTCTGTCATTCCGGATAGTGTGGCGATCAGATTTTCTCTTTTGATTGATATTGATCCTTTGACGAATTCGGGCGCGGTCGGTCTAGGTAGCTTGAAAATCAAGCCATCTAAAAATACATTTTCTTCTGACATATTATTTTTTATTACTTTTACGCCATTCAGCTTGTCGTTCTTTTAGTCTGTTTTTTACAGTCAGACAAGCTTTGAAGGCTTTATAATCTTTTACTAGACTACCTTTTGTGATCTCTTTTACCTCGAACTCTCCGTCTTCTTTTCCAAATCTGATGATCATCGCTCCGTCAAATTCTATCCCAGTTTCTTCTTGGTAGGCTTTGTAGTAGGCTGATACTTGGAAGTACATCTCATCATAAATTCCTTTACTTGATTTGTAATCTATCAAGTACAGCTTTCCGTTTATCTTGGCCACTGCGTCGAGGGTTCCTACAAATCCGTTTTTTCTGGAGTACACCATACGCTCTGCTTCTACAAATTCAATGTCATGGTTGTTGTACCAGTCTAGGAAGGCATTTATTCCGTTCAAAACTTCTTTTGGTGCGTCTTCTGGGATACTGATGTCTTTTCCACTTGCTTTGGCAAGAGCGAACTGCTCGGCCCAGTCATGGATTGCGGTTCCAAAGTCCCCCGCCTTTTCTTTCTTGATTGTATGTTGCATGCTTGCGTCAACAAGAATATTTTCAATCTCTTCCTTTGAAAATGTTTTGCCTTTGTATATTGCGTCCCGGATGTATTGGGTGGTTAGTTTTACTGCCCAAGGAATCAGCGCACGACTTTTGTCAATAATTCCTGTGCATGTTGTCACACCAAGTATGTAGCTTTTCTCGCCTTTCAGTTTGTACCGGTGGCTGTTTGGGTAGAATATTATATCCACTTCGCCGTTGTATAGCGTTTTTTCTATTGTTTCTGTTTTTGCCATACTATTTCTTTTTAGCTTTTGCCAACTTAGCTTTGACATCCTCTGGTTTTATCTTTTTATCCACCTTCTCGTCAAACTCCTCCAACAACTCCTCTGTGGTCTGCTCTGTGGCTTGTTTTTTGCCCTTTGTGGCTGTTTTGGTGGTTTTTGTGGACACTTTATCGTCTGCCTTTTTATCATCGCTTAAATCGGCTTTTTTTGACCATTTATAAGTTTTTGATCCTTGGCATGCTTTTACTATCTTTGCGAAGTCTGGTTCGATGTATTTTCCGAGTTGTCCAGTTCTGTCTTTGGCGGTTTGTTTATCGTTGCCCGGGTCTACTACGATTACTCGCACATCTTCTCCATCCCGGTTAATTGATGTCATATATCCAACCACATCTACCATGTTGATTAGTTCCTCGCTTATCTTTGTGGCGATCATTGGTCTTTTTACTATTCTCTGCTCGTCGTCCATCTTCTCGTCTATGTGAGCGATTAGGATTACATTTTTTCCACTATCTCGTAAAAACTTTACGAAGTTTCTCATTTTCTTTTTTACATATCCCCACCCGGCCATTGTTGGGCTTCCGTCTGGTTGTACCAGTTTGGAGTTGCCAAAATCAGCCAACCCATTGATTAGTTTGTCCATTGCCTCTCCGATTGGATCCACGATGATAGTTTCGTAATCCCCTGTTTTTACTGTTTCAATTAGTTCTCTGTCCTCGAAGTCTTTCCATGTTTGGATCTGCACTACGTCTATTTCTATTCCACGAAGTCCGAAGTATTTTGCACCATTCTCACAATCTAGTAAAAGTGGTTTTGGTGCGGTTGACGCAAAAGTTGTTTTGCCTATTCCACCGTTGCCATATATCATAGCAATGATACTTGGTTTTATTTGTGGATCTCCTGTGTTGACTATTTTCATAGTTCTAATGATTATTAATTATCACATTCACGATCATTGTCATCGTCAATGTCTGTTTGCTCTTGTTCTCTCTCCCATTCACACTGGGCGAGTGCTTGGTCGTTGTCCATAGGCTTTTTTGTTACTATCCGCAGGAGTAGGTTCAGGCGGACCCATACCTACCCTGCTGTTTAGTCTTCGATATATTCATATTGATATATCTTATGTTTATGTATTTATAATACCATACTTTTGGTTGCTTGTCAAAATATTACTGTGGATAACTATTTACATGTATTTTCTATAACTTCTTTTGCCTCATCAAACCCATTACAAATATAAGCCTGTACACTATTACAATTATTAAGTTTTGCAATCCATTCCTTTTGCTCTTTACTGGTCACACTATTTTTTACTCTTTTCATTTCTATAAAAATCAATAAATTCTTAATTATAATCATGTAATCAGGTACTCCACGCTTTACTCCTTGTTTCTTATTTCTCATCTTAACTCCCCAGCTTTTTGTAAAAGTTTCGTTAGGAATATGTGCATATGTTATACCTCTCTTGTCAAGATACTCTGCTAGCACAACACACTCGTCGTATTCAGTTGGCGTTTTTTGCATATAATTCTTCTTTACTTATTTTTTTATCATGCGCGTCCTCATGACACGATCTACACAAACTTATTAAATTTTTTACTTCATCACTTCCACCTTGGCTTTTAAAAGTTATGTGATGAATATCTACTGCTTGTCTTTTATTACAATATTTACACATAATAATATCCTGTTCTCCTATACCGTGGAAGCCCATGTAGTCTTTAATGTATTTTTTCATGCTATACCCTTTATAGTTATTAAATTAAAGTTATTTGTCTAGTTTGGTTTTCAATACGCTCCATAGCTTGGTCGTAGTATTCTTTGTCTAAGCTATTAAATTGGAATAAAGCTATTTGATATTTTGCAGATAATTCTTGTGCCTTTTGACATTGTACTGGAAGCCATTTTTTATAATATTCTGGGTCTTTTGACATATAAGAAAGATAATATTGGATTTCTTCGAGTTGCTTAAAAACTTCTTTTGGCAAATCATAATCTCTTAAATCGTAAAATCCTTTGTATGGTTTGTATTCTTTTATCAACTTGTGATTATATTTTCTTTTCATAGATATTTTTTATAAAACTCCATCTGCTCTTTCACCTCTTTTTTTTCATCTGCAACTGAATACAAGCCCTTACTTTTGTCTTTTTCAAGTTCTTTATATTTCTGTTCAAGAAAATCTAATCTTTTTTGTGGTGTGTTTTCTGTATCTTGTCTATACTTATTGTCAAAGAAAATTCTACAAAAATAATCTTGTTCAATGTCATATACTACAAATTCCTTATGACACCTGCCCCAGTCAAGAGACACCTCAATAAAATCAATAATTCCAGCGTTTTTTCTTTTTTGAAGATGTTTTCTCATACTAATTTATTCTTAGCTCTTAATTGTTTACCATCACACTCCACACATATAAATCTAACAACTATAGTTAATTAAATTAAACCTGTTCCTATAATGAATGTGTTATTTAAAACAAGATAATAATTTGTAATCTAAACCTATTTTTTTACATCTCTTTTTCAAGACCTTTTTATTTATTTTAGGATTGGAATTAATTATTTTTAATAATTTTTGCAAGGTATCTTCTGGTGATTGTTTCATATAGTTTAGATAAGGGTTTGTTAGTTAAAATATCTGTATACTGCTTGTCCTGCTTCCCAGCACAATAATATTACGGCAATATCAATCGCCCTAATTGTAATTTTCCTCATACGTTTATTTGTTTAATGGATGTATTATTTAATTCCACGTTGCTTCTATTGAATCTACTCCTAGTTTTTTATCTATTATTCTACAAAGTTTTTCTAGTTTTTTAAAGAAGTCCTCACCGTCTTTCATCGTGCTTTTGCCTAATCTTCTTTCTATTGCTTCATCTTGTAATTCAAGTGCTATTTTATCAATCTCTGTATTTTCAAACTGTTTTGGTATCTCTATTTCAAAGAAATGGTCACCTGCTCCACTGAACCATGAATCTATCTCTCCTTTTGTCCATAAGTCTGGGCTAGATTCTGCCATTTTGTTGTTTGTTTCAAGATACCCTTGCATTCTTTCATAGTGTTTTGCGAATAAGACAAGGTTATAAATGAAACCTTTACCAAACTCTGATTCTTTTTTCTTCATACGTTTATTTGTTTAATGGATTAGTTAATATTTAGGTTGTTTTTCGCTCCAAGTTGTCCATCTGTATTTCCCTGGTAAGAATAGTTTAGTAGAAATCCACCATTTATATCTATTATACAAAGTTTTCTTAACATTTATCTCAAAAATCATATCATTTGTTATCCACCATTCAAAATTAGTTTTTTTAATCTTCATAGTATTGTCAAATTATTTATTTTTTTAGATATATAATTTAAGTTGTGTAAGAAATTCCCAAAATTACAAGTAGGACATCTGAATTTATGGCACTTGCTGTCTTGGTCCCAGTAGGTATATAAACCATCTTCTTTGCATCTAGGACAAATGCAACTTTTGCTGATTACTCTTTTTTTCTTTAGTGTCTTGGATATGTGCTGTAAATCTTGATTCGTCATAGGCTAAAAATTCAGTTATTGATTGGTAAAATGTATATTTTTTACCGCTCTTTTTATGAATTAGGGTTAGTTTATAAAACGGTAGTCTATAATATTGCATATCGAAGTATGTTTGCTATTTCAGCACATTCATCTTCTGTCCCATAATATAACAATTCAAAGTCAAGAGGGTTAGAAAGATATTCGGTGTTATCCTCATCAAATATTCTTATCCATTTTCTACTTGGGCTGTATTCTATAAATCTATTCATAAGTCGTATGGTGTTAATGATACTTGTCCGCTTTTTAGATGAAACCACATGTCAATCGTTCCGTCTAGTCCGAACTTATTTTTACTCACCTGGATCTTCATTTCTACCCATTCGGCGTCTGGTTCTTCTCTGGTCTTGTCCCTCTTTAGCACCAGTGCAAAGTCGGCAGAGGCTTCTATCGCACCAGATCCTTTGTATCCAGCCCCAGCTCCCCCACCCTTTTGTGCTGCATTGCTTATTTGAGATAATAGCAGTATCGTTATTTTAAGTTCCTGTGCTAAATTTGATAAGTCATGTGCTATTCTGGACATCAGCGGAGTTTCTTCATATATCTTGCCATGGGTAATTTTCTGTATATAATCTATCATTACAACTTTTACGCCTTTTGTGTATACATCCTTTCTGATTATCATTTTTATCTTTTCAAAATCAAAGTCGGTATGTATATCAAGATTTGAATGGTTTAAAAATAATTTACCCTCATCGATGTTATTTTTTGTTTCTTTATCTAATATTCCCTTGATCACTTTCATTGATGATAATCTGTGTCTAATACCTATCAGCTTTGCTGTCAGATCTGTTTGGCTCATCTCGGTTGATACTATGCTCACTGGTATCTCTTGCTCTAATAGGCTATGAACTATATTCAAAGCATATGATGTTTTACCTGTACCATGCCACGCGCCTATTACCCAGAGATGTCCGGGGCGAAGTCCGTCAATCAAATTATCTATTTTTCCATTTCCCGAACTAAAACCAATTATGTTTTTACCTTCTTCATATTTCTTTGAATATTCTTCTTGTAATGTGTTTAGGTCTTTTAAAATTGATTGCACTGAATCGTTCTTTGTTTTTAATGGGTTGACTTCGTATAATCTATTTTGAACCTCGGCCAGTAATTGATTGATTTCTTTTTCGTCATCATAAACTTCTTGTGTGTTTGTTTCCTGTGCTGATAATATCTGTCTTCTAAGTGATTTGTCTTTTACTATTTTTGCATAGTCTTTTATGTGGCCAACTGTTACCACGCTGTTTATTAATCTTGTTAAATACCCAACACCACCGATTGCTTCTAGTTGTTTTTTGCTTTTTAGCTTTTCAGACATTGTGACTATGTCTATTTTTGTCCCAGCATTAAAAAGTTCTAAATAACCACTAAATATACCATTGTGTTTTATTGAATAAAAATCATCTTGATCAATAAAATCAATAATGTGGTAGATTGCTTCTTTATCTAATAATAATGATCCGAGTAAACACATCTCTGCTTCTAGATTTTGTGGTAATATTTTTTCTAGTTCGTTTAAATCTATCATATTATAATTTTCTCCTTTCTGAAACATCTAATTTAATTTCTTGTTCTGGTATGTTCCAGTTTTCAAGTATTGTTGATAGTTTCATTTTTGGCCACCCTTCCTTGTCGCATTTCTTTTTTGCATTATCAATTTTCGTTTTGATTTCCTTGTTAATCTTCTCTGGATCATCGCCGTTCTTTTTCTGGGATAGTTCTATCATCCCGTCTATTGTTTTTTTGTAGTTAAAATATATTCCCGATGTTTCCGGTATATTAAATACCTGCATATAGTATTTTGAAAGTTTTACCACAAACCCCCTTGGAAGTTTAAATTTGCTCTTTGGTTCTATTTCCTCTCCACTCTCGTCTAATTCAATTGTTGGTTCTTCGTACATAGGTTTTTTGTTATCTGGCGATTTATCGCCCTGATAAGTTAAGTAAAGTAAAGTAAAGTAGGATAGGCTTTCAAAGCCTTTCAAAGCCTTTATTTCATCTGGTAAAGCCTCTAAAATCCTTCTAACCCCTATCTCAATATTTGGGTTAGTTGACTGATGTTTTCCAAATTGTATGATTAAAATCCAGCTTTTGTGTCTTATAATCTTTTCGTCTTTAGTAAATTTTTCTAATATTTTCTTGATTTCTTTTTTTTCTGCTCCGGTTTCAAGTGATAAGCGTCTTTCTGTTATTTCATAAATACCAGCCACGTTGCATAATGGGTTTGTTAAAAGATATAAAAAAACTAATTTTTCTGGCATGGATAGTTCCTCGACATATGGATCTGTCCAGAAACTGTCTTGGATGTATCTTTGTTTTGACATATGTTTAATAAAAAAACCACAAGTTCACGCTACTATCGCCTAACGGAGTGATTGAACAGCTACCGCCAGAGTGTTTAAACTCTGAATAGTTTTGTGAACCCGTGGTTCTTGTATTAAATTGCT